CCTGCTCAAGCACCTGTCCGAATGGGCTAGACTTTGCCGGGCAAAAGCTGTCTTTGTAACCCTTGGCTCCGATGTGTCCCAAGATCGCGTCGGTAAGCTTGTAGAACGGCTCGGATATAGTCGCTTGGGAGGCTACTACCGCAAGGATATCGACAGTGTCGAAGTTTGAACTTCTGCCCGACGACGCGTTGAAGGAATATCTGGAGCTCCTTGAGGGCCGTCGCACCCAAGAGGTGCGTGAGAGGGCTCAAGAGACGTTCATGCCGTTCGTGCACCACGTCTACGAAAACTTCATCGAAGGCCGCCACCACCGGGTCATCGCCGAAAAGCTCGAAAAAGTGGCCCGGGGCGAGATCAAGCGGCTGATCATCAACATGCCGCCTCGTCATTCGAAGTCCGAATTCGCCTCCTACCTGATGCCAGCGTGGTTTTTGGGCCGGAATCCGAAGCTCAAGATCATTCAGGCCACCCACAACACCGAACTGGCCGTCCGGTTCGGCCGCAAGGTCCGAGATTTGATCGACTCTGACACCTTCAAAGAGATTTTTCCGAAGACGGTGCTCAAGGAAGACTCGAAATCGGCGGGCCGGTGGTCCACGGAGAAGGGTGGGGAATACTTCGCTGCCGGTGTGGGGGCTGCCGTGACCGGCCGCGGGGCCGATTTGTTCATCATCGACGACCCGCACTCGGAACAGGACGCCCTGTCGGAGACTGCCTTCGACAACGCCTACGAATGGTACACCTCCGGCCCCCGCCAGCGTCTCCAGCCGGGCGGCGCGATCATCATCGTCATGACGCGGTGGGGCAAAAAGGACCTGACAGGCCGTCTTTTGGCCGCCCAAGGCAACGACATCCTCGCCGACCAGTGGGAAGTGGTCGAATTCCCTGCCATTTTGCCCTCTGGCAACGCTCTGTGGCCGGAATTCTGGAAAACTGAGGAACTTTTGCGTGTCAAGGCGGCTTTGCCCCTCGCAAAATGGTCCGCGCAGTGGCAGCAGATGCCGACATCGTCGGAATCGGCCATTATCCGCAAGGAGTGGTGGAAAAACTGGGACAAAGAGAAGGTTCCGAACCTCCAGTACGTCCTGCAGGCCTACGACACGGCGTTTTCCAAGAAAGAGACGGCCGACTACTCCGCAATCACGACTTGGGGCGTGTTTACACCCGTCGAAGGGGAGCCAGACGCAATAATCTTGCTCGACGCCAAGCGCGGGCGATGGTCCTTCCCTGAATTGAAGGAAGTTGCGTGGGAAGAGCACGAATACTGGGAGCCGGACATGGTTTTGGTCGAAGCCAAGGCCACCGGACAGCCGCTGGCGGACGAATTTCGGGCCCGGGGCATCCCTGCGCTGACCTTCAGCCCCGGCCGGAGGGGTAAGGGCGGCTTTGACAAGAACACCCGGATGCACTTGGTTGCCCCGCTGTTCGAAGCAGGGCGCGTCTGGGCCCCGGTGGAGAAAACCTTTGCCGAGGACGTCATCGAAGAGGTGACCTCATTCCCATCTGGCGACCATGATGACTTTTGTGATAGCATGACATTGGCCCTCATGCGTTTCAGGCAGGGTGGCTTCGTTACCCTGAACGGCGAAGAAGACATGTCTGAGCCCCAGCACCACAAGAAACGGGAGTACTACTGATGGCAATCGTTGACAGAGCGATGTTGGCCGACGACCTGCTGGCTCCGAACGTGGAGATTTCGGTCGATGAGCCGATGGAGTTCCCCGGCGGTGCTGAGATCATCGAGGACGCCGACGGCGGGGTGACGATTCAGGCCCTTCTCGACGATAACGGCATGGAGTTTGGCCAAGAAGATCGGTCAATGGAGCACGGTGCGAACCTTGCCGAGTACATCGACGCCAGCACCCTACGCAGCCTCTCCAGCGAGCTCTTGGCTGCCTACGAAGACGATCTTCGGTCCCGTCAGGAGTGGGAAGAGTCCTATGCCAAGGGTCTGGACCTTCTGGGAATCAAGTACGAAGAGCGCATGGAGCCGTTTGAGGGAGCCTCCGGCGTCACCCATCCTCTGATTTCGGAGTCGGTGACCCAGTTCCAAGCGCAGGCTTACAAGGAACTCCTGCCGTCGCAGGGCCCCGTCAAGACCCAGATCATGGGCCTGAAGACCCCGGAGACTGAGGCTCAGGCCGCCCGCGTCAAGAACTTCATGAACTACCGCATCACCGAAGTCATGACGGAATACGATCCGGGCATGGACCAGATGCTGTTCTATCTCCCCCTGTCCGGCTCGACCTTCAAGAAGGTCTACTACGATCCGGTGCGCGGCCGCGAGGTGTCGGAGTTCGTTCCGGCGCAGGACTTGGTTGTGCCGTATTCGGCCGTGGACTTGGACACGACCCCGCGCGCGACCCACGTCCTCAAGATGCAGGGCAACGACGTCCGCAAGATGCAGCTCTCAGGGGCGTACCGCGACATCGATCTGGGCGAAGGCAACTCCACGGACGCCACTGACCTCGTCAAGGAGAAGGTCGACGAGATCGACGGCCGCTCGAAGAGCTTCTCGGACGACGTCCGGACTCTTCTCGAATTCCACGCCGAGCTGGAGCTTGAGGGCTTCGAGGACACCGACATGGTCGGCACTCCGACCGGTCTCAAGCTGCCGTACATCGTCACGGTGGACAAGGACACCAACGAGGTCCTGTCGATCCAGCGCAACTACAGCCCCAACGATCCGCTGAAGCGCAAGCGTCAGTACTTCGTGCACTACAAGTTCCTGCCGGGCCTTGGCTTCTACGGCTTCGGCCTTGTGCACATGATCGGCGGCCTTGGCCGGTCGGCCACCTCCATCCTGCGCCAGCTCATCGACGCAGGCACCCTTGCAAACCTACCCGCAGGCTTCAAGGCCAAAGGCATCCGCGTCCGCGACAACGACAGCCCGATCCAGCCCGGCGAATGGCGCGAGATCGACGCTCCGGGCATGGACCTGCGGAACGCTCTGGTCCCGCTGCCGTACAAGGAGCCGTCGGCAACACTGGCGCAACTGCTCGGCGCGCTGGTCAACGACGGCCGCCGCTTCATTGCGCTGGCCGATCAGCAGATGAGCAACCTCAACAACGAGGCCCCGGTCGGCACCACCGTCGCTCTGCTCGAGCGCGGCATGAAGGTTATGTCGGCCATCCATAAGCGCCTGCACTACGCTCAGAAGGCCGAGTTCCGCCTGCTGGCCCGTGTGATCGCCGAGAACCTGCCGCCGGTGTACCCGTATGCCGTCGCCGGGGCCCCGGCCGAGATCAAGCAGGCTGACTTCGACGACCGCGTGGACGTGATCCCGGTTTCGGACCCGAACATCTTCTCGATGTCGCAGCGCGTGACGCTGGCTCAGACCGAACTGCAGCTGGCGCAGAGCGCCCCGGAAATCCACAACCTCCGGGAAGCCTATCGGCGCATGTATCAGGCGCTGGAGGTCGAGAATATCGACCAAATCCTGCCGCTGCCGCCTCAACCTCAGCCGATGGACCCTGCGTTGGAGTCCGGCATGCTGATCCAAGGTCAGGTGCCGCAGGCCTTCCCGCAGCAGGACCATGACGCGCACGTCCAGAACCACTTGGCGCTCCTGCAGATGGGCATCGTCTCGATGACCCCGCTGTTGGTCGGCGTCATTTCGTCCCACATTTTCCAACACCTGTCGCTGAAGGCTCGTGAGATGGTGGACGCCGAGCTGGCGCAGCTCAAGCAACAGCAGGGGGCTCAAATGGGCGCTCAGATCGGTTTGGCAGCCCAGAACGGGCAGATTGCCCTGCCGGACGCCCTGCAGCAGATCGGCCAGATCGCCGCCCTGCCGCCGCAGTTCACTCCGGACCAAGTCGAGGCCCGTGTGGCACAGGTCTTGGCCGAGTTGATGGCCGAAATTGCACCGCAGCTGTCGCCTCCGCAGGGCCAGAACCAAGACCCGCTGGTCATGATCCGGATGCAGGAACTGGCTCTGAAGGACAAGGAGCTGGCCCAGCGTCAGGACGTGGATCAGAAGAAGCTGTCGCTGGAGAGCAAGAAAATCCTGCAGCGCGCAACTTCTGACGCGGCCCGGATCGAGGTCCAAGAGCAGGTGTCCGAGGACCGCACTCAGATTGCACGTGAGCGCATTGCTGCCCAACAGCAGCAGGCCGCCATGAACCGCCAGCGGGGACAGTGAACATGAACGTTGTTGTCTTTGCAAAAGCTATGTATAAGCAGCTGGACGAGCGCCGCGAAACCCTTGCGGATCAGCTCGTCCTCGGTGCCGCTAATAGCTTTGAGCATTATCGGCAGGTCGTGGGAGAGATTCAGGGACTCGACTACGCGCGGGAAACCTT